ATTAGTTAGTGTCATTGCCCAATCAAGATGATCTAGTCCAGCTTGTGGGCTACGCCATGTTCTCCAACGAAACCATCCACTAGCCCAGAAAGGTGGATCATACTTTGCACGGTCTTCTTTACTACCCCAAGCAATGTGACTCCAAGCTGATTCTATCTCAACAAAATCCACCAACTCATTGAATAAGCAAGGCAAAAAGCGGTTCCCCACGTCCTGCCATTTACCAGGCTTAATATCCCTGGGATGAGCGGTAAGACTATGAGTCCTAGTAACCCAACGGTTGTTAATGTAGTACTTGATATCATATAGAGTCCTTACAGGCCAGGTAACAAAATCTTGAACATGCCCTAGTGCTTCCTCAGCTAACCAGTAGCGGAAGTTGTGCTTCATCTGTGCTGTGGTATTCCAGTTGTCCCATTCTTCACTGGTTCCCATACTGAGTTTTTTAGTTCCGCGAAGCCAGTCTGCAAAAGGAGTACAACTCCAGTAGTATGCATGTTGTGCCATATATTTTTTATTACAGTTAGTTAATATCAGATTGTTTTGTATGTGCATCGCATGCTGTGTATACCCAATGATTACCTCTAATTTTACCAGGTGCTCCACAAGTTTCACAAATCCTTCCACTAAAGGATTCTGCAAACCAAATAAATGCATTAGTGGTATCATCGCCGCCGCTGCCGTAGAAACGAAGTGTTCCAAACTTTTCTTTAACCTGTGATGCTACAAATTGAGCAGTATTGGGTTTGGCATTATGCTTTAGGTGATGCTGTATTTCTCCGCACAGATGGTCAATTAAATCGTACCAACCATCATCACAGCTAAAGCCCCAGCACATGGCTGTAGTTTGCAGATCACCTGACCGATCTGCAAAGATTTCTGGATATTTTGCACATAGTGCTTCGTCAAGGCTATCTCTCATTTTAGTAATCTATAGTAGTGTTTGGTATGTTAACTTTTTGGTTTTGGTTTGGGTTTTGGTGTTGGCATGGGCATGGGTTTTGGCATGGGTTTTGGCATGGGTCTATTATATGTTCCACCACCGTTATTAGTTACGTTTGACATTGTAGTATCCTTTGTGTTAAAAATTTTTAAGTAATAATGAATTTTGCAAAAGCGTCATATCCTCTGACATTTCTCTAATCATTTTTTGATTTTTAAATTCTTGTGTTTGTTTATTAAGCATAAAAAGACTACCAATACTAATTGGTTTTATGGGCTTTTCATGTTTAACTACACCAGTACCTGTTATAGTTAAAGGCATATTAATTTTTGCTTAAATTATCTAGTGTTTTAGGAAATAATACCTTACTGATAGCGTCCACTGAGTATGTGGAAACATCAACACAATTTTTTGCTATCATTTTAGCAAACGCTGTTTGAGCGTCAATAAATGAATTACAGGCTTTATTAAGTATTTCGTCTTTAACAATTTGATTGGCTAATTGACGTTTTGATGATTGAAATAAATCAATATAAAATTCTGGTGTAAACATAGATTTTCCTTTATATTTAAAATAAACTATTCTTCTTCTTCTTCTTCCTGGCCGGCACATTCTGCCGTAATACTTAATTCACATAATACTATGCCAGATATTACACTATAACTTATATACAGTAGAAATAAAATTGCAAATAATACATATATCTGGTTAGCTATTTTTTTTAAATTACTTAGTTTCATTAATTAATTATATCAGATTATTTACTTATAATCAAGTAAATAATTTTAAAATCTTATAGTTTCCATATCATCACATACAGTACAGTATATGGTTCCGTCTTCTAGAATAATCATAGATTTAGGACTGCCCCACCAACCACAGTTATCACAACTAGAAACCAGTAGTTTATCTACTTCTAGATTTTCAGGGTTTATACTTAACTGATTACAAACTTCTGTAAGTTTTTTACGTGTTCGTAATAATACGTCAGACACTTCTTTATACATTGACTTTAATTAACCTATTATATATTAAAGTTGAATATCCAGCTATGTCTATCCAACTATCATCATAGTTATAATTACCATTTAATATTCTAGCAATTTTATGCTGAATCATTTCTAGGCTTTCTTTTTGATCAGGTGATAACTTATCCCAATTATCAGTTTTTTTCATTATTGTTTTTAACTCCTGCGATATAGTGGCTTGACCCATATATTCGCCATAAGTTTCTGCCCGGTCTTTGAGTAAATTATTATTCATACTATTAATTAAGAATCAATATAATACCCTGATTGATACTATATTGATTCCTCTTTTGAGGAATCCCGAAGTTGCCTCCGGTCGTACATACACCCTGTAAGATGATTTACTGTACTACATTCATCTGTCCCATAATTCTTTACAGAGATTTATTTTGATGATGAATTTTAATAATTGAGTTAGTTTCTAGTGCGCGGTCAATTAAAACACCGCGCTCAGTATTAAGTTTTAGCTTTTAATAAAGCAGGTAATTCTTTTTTATTTTTAATTTTATTTAAAACGTCAATATTGATCCCTTCATAGGGATTATTACTTCCTGTTGATACTTTATATTCTTTATAAACTGGCAACAGGGTTTCTAATATTAATAGTTCTAATTCTTTGACATAAAGAGATGAGTTCATCTTATGATTATACCTATAAGTTTAATACATTATATCATTTAAGATACTATTTGTCAACAATAAAATTTTTTATGTAGCTAAAAAGCCTGTAAATTTTAAGCATAAGTTTTAGTTAAGCTTAAAATTTACAGGCTTTTTAGAACTGGCGATGTGTGGGAGAGTTGAACTCCCGTCTTCGGATAGACAATCCGAGATAATAGCCGTTATATGAACACATCGAAGATGTAAGTAGTAGTATATCTCTTACTTATTGATACTACCATTCGCCCTGTGATTAAACCGGTCAGGGTCAGAGATTTGTCCAATAAAATTTTACTGGATACTTACAAAAATTAAAAATTACTGCAATTAAGATTCGGTTTGTATCTGAACTATTACTTAGTTGTACATTCCGTTTATAATTAATATTATAGTTTTAGGATAAAAAAAGTAATTTTTTATCCTGTGTGTATAACACATATATACCCCATCATCTAGGGTCTGACCCTTCTCTTAAATACAGTAATTTTTAACTATATAAACTTAATAAAATTTTGCGAAGCCAGGTTCTTTTGTTTGGCTTCACACATTATGTCTGCATTAGCACTAAAGCTGGCTGCCCACTCATTAACTGCTGAGTTCCAGTAATAGTCGCTGTGTGCACGAAGTTTAGTGCTGGTAAATCCAGCACTTTTAAGTTCAGCTAGATCTGGTAGCGTATCTGCATCATGATCTACCAGTACATTTTCACGACTAACACTGTAGTGTATAACAGGACGTACACCACGCCAGCTTTCTGCTATTGCAAGTACACGATCGTCTGTGGCACTGATATACTCGCCACTAGCAATCCAGTGATGATGTATGTCTAGTACTAGGGCACAGTCAGATGCAAGTTCAATGCTGTGCTCTATACCCCAGCTGTATTCTGCATTTTCAATGGTTAAACAATTATGTGCTTCACGACTAAGTTTTTTAAGTGCACGACGAATACCTTCAGGCCCTGCTTTGCCACCAATATGCACGTTGCATTTAAAGTCCTGAAAGCTGCGACCATATCCCATATAGCGAATAATGTCACAATGATACTCAAATTCTATAATTGAGCGCTCTACTACTTCGGGATTATCTGATGCCAGTACACAAAACTGACCGGGATGAAAGCTAAGCCGTACGTCAAGACTGCGGGCCAGGTTTCCAATCTCAGACAGATTACTTTCTAGATAACTTACTACATCTGACTCAAAATAAAACCACATATAGTCTTCATGACTGTAAGCTGGCAGTAAATCACCACTTAGTCTAAACATACGTTGATTGGCTGGCAGGCTGCCCACATACTCAATCTGAGCACGCAGTGCCTGAACATTAGCCTGCATTAGTTCCCACAGCCGTGCAACTACACGATCTGGTGTTTGGGCATTAAGCCAGGTAATGGTTGTAGATTTGACTGCAAATTTAGCAATAGCCACATCGTGAGACTGCTGAATTTTACAGGCAAAACCTGCACGATGTACTGCTGGATTAAAACTATTCATATTGATTGTGTGTCCATTAATTAAGTATCATCGTGCAAATTCTGAGATAGTCGCTAAACTTGCTCAATGCCGATGCAGTTATGTCAGGATCAGTCGCCGGCAGCTTTGACCCGTATAGTGCTAACGTCTTAGCACGGTACCTTGATGATACTTAATTAAT